TCTGTAAAAGCTGCCGCATTATACGCCGGGCTTGTAATCGCGCCGTTAGCTAGTCCAGCCGCCGCCGGTACATAAGTTCCACTTGTATTTATTGTTACACTATCAGTTAGATTAAAAGTTGTTCCGGTAGCTGTCACCGTAAATGTATGACTATAAGATGCCCCACTAAAATCACCGTGAGCATGTATTTGATAGGTTCTCCCATCAACATATGTAATTGTTCCTTGTGTGTGCGTGCCAGTCTCAACTTCGTGTATATGATAGTTACTAGCATCAGCACCAGATATTGATAAAACTACTGGTCCAGGTGTATTGTCTACTATGGTAAGGGTCGTTACAACAGTATGTTGAGATATTGGATTAGATGGATTAGGGCTTGTAATAGCTCCTGCTGAAATAGATACAGTTCCAACTATATCATCCGTGTAAGACCAATCGGCTACTGATGCGTGTACACTTTTTACAACTTTAACTGAGTTCTCGGTTACATATGAAAAAAGTAGCTTTAAACATTTTGTTCCATTACCTAATGATGGGTGCTGGTAATAGACGCACTCCTCATGTTCATCATCGTAAGTTTCAACAAACTTAAGTTGTAACATGTTATCGCTAAATGCACTAAGCCAGAGATTAATATCTGTGCTAGATCCGAGTGCTGTAATCTCTGTACTACTGTAAAAAGTATGATCTAAGTTTATGGCCCTACCAGATGAATCGCCTAATTTGTTTCTCCAGGTAGCCCCATCATAAACTTGCTGCTGACTAGAGCCTCCGCCTCCACCTCCACCGATACCAGCATTGTCTGCCTCAATGGAGACTTTAACGTTTCCATTGTTATCAAACTTCCTTGCTTCTTTATCGAGTCGGGTAAAGCTCATACTATCCCTTTACTTTATCTTTTAGCTCTTCTTCAAGCTGCTTTCTAGTTTGTTCTATTGTTTCACTTCCAATATACCATGCATAGTGATATCCCGCTGCAAAATAGAACTGATACTTGAATCGTCTACCAGTTCTTAATTCATGCTTACGAATCAAAGAGCGAAGCCCCACAGGAGACCTCGCCCTAAGATAATTGTAAGCCTCAACTTCTTGAAGTGAAGCCATTCTTAATCCTTATCTATTAAGATCCAGAACCATTATAAAGAACACCACGCTTACCAGAGTCTAATACTGAAACTCCGTATAAAGCAGACGTAACGTACATATCACCTAGTGACTCAGGCTTTCTCTCAGTCTCTAATTTAGGTGTCTGAGAAAAACTGAAGCCTACGTGACTCGAGTGAAAAAAGCAGCTATCTTGTTCATCTAATTGGTTTGATACCAGTACATTAAATCCTAGTACCTTCCCAATGAAACCATTCCTTAGAACGCTAGGATCTCCATACTCGTTACTTTTTACAAAATTAGAAATTTGCAAGAGGTCAGATTCGCTCGATGGACTAATCATCATGAACAGTTTTCCATCGTCCATTGGAACGTTTTGCTCAGCAAGTAATTTGCGAGCGTTCGCAATATCGGCTAGGGCTAAGGCATCCCCACTTGAGTCTGCGTAGTCAAGAAGATGATCAGGGGCCGCTGATGAGACTGACTTAATCTGAGTAATAATATCAAGGTCGATCTTTCTTGCAATTTCATCCGCCTGGCCTTTTATTACTTCCGCAGCAAAATCAACACCAGCAGATAGTCTAGCAGCGTCTTCAATAGTCGCTCTAATACCAATATGCTTATTATAAGAAATAGTATCGGCTGATACTGTCATTTCTTGGTTTGCTAAATCTGTGTTCTCAGACTTAGTTGCCGCTGTAAAGTTGTTCACTCTTGGAATTTTAAGAGATGTTAAACCAGAAAACTGGCCATAATCCGTGATCGCATTATATGCCACCGCTTTTTCTCTTAATGCCTGTTGTACTAATTGACTGACCAGACTCCCTTGGACCTGGCTGACTTCAGTCGCTCCGATTTCGTTTGCCATTTTTAACTCCTTTTATAAATAGCTTTAATATTATAAATCTTTGATCATTGATGGGTTTGCCAAGATTTTTGCGATCTCATCAGAACTCATCTCTGATATTTTCTTTGACTCCTTCTTCTGAGCCTTAGAGTTAGGGGTTACTGTATCAACACTGGGAGCTTTACTCCTAAACAAGTATTGGTATTCAGGGTTACCCTTAAATGACTCAACAACTCTTTGCACGTCTTCAGCTACTGGGTTGTAGTGATCATCTACCTCTATTTGTTGCAAAACAGACTCGTCCATCAATCTCAATAGGTGGTCGCTATGGATACACCCGTTTTGATTAGCAACATGACGTAAGGCCTCTGACCTTTTTGACCATGTATAGACTTGGTCTCTTTCGCTAATACCAGCCTTCAACTTTTGATTCTCATCTCTTAAAGCATTGATCAGATCCTGATGTTTGCCCTGGGCTTCCATCTCTTTCTGTTCGTAAGCTTCAAGTCTTTGACGAGCTTCTGCCAGTTCAGACTTAGCTTTTTTTGATTCTCCGAGGATCCTCCTGTGCCATTCGTATGAGGGAATGTTACCAGATTTACTCTCGGTAGAAACATTCTCCGTAACCGTTTCACTAGCTTGGTCACTGACCTGCGCTTCAGTGTGGGCACTACCCTGATTAGGATTTTCATTTTCCATCTTAACTCCTTACGTTAATGGTTGCAAGCGTCATCTTAAACGCTCCCTAATGATTGCTTGTATGATACGACTAAGGTTATTCTTAGCCTTCTTACTTAATTGAAGGGGGTCTCTACCTATTTTAGCCAGATGATTTCTAATCTCTTTATTCGGCTTAGGTTTACCCTGCTCTTTACCTTTATATTTATAAGGTGCATGCGTTCCACTAACATCAATCCTCAATATAATACTTGAAGCTTTTGCTTGGAATTTACCTTTAACGCTATTGAGTAATCGTCCTGTAAAAGTTAGGTTTGGCTTGTTTGCTTTGTACGCTTTATTTTTTCTATTATATTTTGCTAACCTTTTTCTATTTTGTATGGTTGATGGTTTTAGCTTTTTAAAAGATTTACCCGTTTTAAAATTAAAAGAATCTTTTCTTATTTTGTTAACCAGTTGATCAGTAATATGTTTTCCAAATTTTTCTGATTTAAATTCTCTAGCAATACCTTTAACTCTTTGTTTTAAATTATTTAGCTTAAAGGTAACTTTTGATTTAGGAAAATCACTCATAATATATCCTCTATTCTAAAAGTCTTTACGTCTTTAGCTATTTGTTTTTCTCGCCTAGTAGCTTTAAAAGTGCTTAGTAATTTATCAAAGTTTACGGTAACAGTTTCAGGTGGTGCTTCTACGGGTGGCTTTTTAGGTTTAGGCTTTTTATATTTAGCTATAGTTTCTTTTATTGCTTTTACTATACTCCTTTTAAATGTTTGTCCTCGTTTAGAATCATCCGGCAAAAACTGCCTCTTAGGTAAAGGGCTTCTTTTTGTTTTTCTTGTATTATGATTGTGAGCTTTACCAATATTTTTTTTACCCTCTACCGAAATAGTAAATGAAGATTCGTCGGCATCTACTTCCATAGACTCTATTAGATCCCCGGTAAGCCTTAGGTTTGGTCTTTGGTTTCCTGCTCGTCTTTGTTTTAGCTTACGATAAGCTGAGTCCTTTTTAAGGGCTTTAAAATTACTCTCGCCTTTTACAGGACTTATCTGCCTGTCCATGTATTCGTGAACTTTTTGTAAAGCAAGCTCACCAGCTTCAGTAGCCGCATCTTCCCTGTCATCTTCAGGTACTTCATTTAAAAGATCTTCTAAGTCGTAAGTAAAACTTACTTCATTTTCTTTTATCGGCATCCTTGCCTCTTGTTGTTTTTTATTCCTCTATAGGTAGGCTAGGCTGTTCACTCATAAAGGAACCAGCATCGTCCTCATCAATCTTTTGAATATACTCTTCTGCTTCTGATCTAGACATATCCATCATATCCATGATCGCAGTAACTCTAGAGCCTAGTCCTTGCTCTATAAGTCTTTCGTGCATTGCTACCTTGTCCAGCATTGTCTGAGCACCTTCTGGTTTAGCAAACGTAACTGCAATGTCTACATCATCTCTTAGTCTAGGCATCTCGTATTTTTCATCAAGTGTACCTGTGCCTTGTAAAGCATTGTGCCAGAAATGGATTAAGTGAAAGAGTTTGTGTTCAACTTCACTAAAAAGATTAAAGTCTACCCTTGTGGCATCAAACCTTTCAATCATGCTTAATAGTCTTTCAATACCACTTGAGAAACGTTGTCCACTATCAGCACTAACTGTCTTAGGGTCAATACCTTGGCAACTTAGAAACTGAGCTAGTAGCTGCTCAGCTAACTCGATACCGTGTGCAACAGAACCACCTGGTACAGCAAAACCAAACTCGACATCACCTAAATCAGGATCAGTGGGAAGGTTTAGGATTGTATTTGGGCCTACGTCCAAAGATTTTGGTAGTAGTTCTTTCGGACCTTTTATAAACGGCTGACTATAAGATTGCATCCGGTGTCCCTGTGCTATCTCGGACATCAGGGCATTAAATTCAATAGTAAAGTTAACTACTGAGTTATGATCTGAAGCAAAAAACTGAAAGTCTTTATAGGCACAACAGTCTATAAAGGGCAGCACTTCTAGAGGTGATAAGAAGTCATCTGACAACAGCTCGCCTTTCTTATTCATTATAAAATTAAGCCCAGGCACATACTGGCCTTTTTCATCTGTGTAAGCTCTAGTCCAAACCTCGAAAGTCTCAGGCCCTTTATCATCAGGATCAGCAATAGTTTCGTCTATGCCGTTACTTGTATCTGATCTCTGTGGTCTACTAACATTTGATGCAGGTATCGGTGTATTATCTTCTTGTAACTCTCTTTTAAATCTTTTGTCATAGCTATTAATAACTACACCAAGCATTTCTTCAGGATTATTTGGCATTGGTATAACATCAAAGTGATGAAGCTTTAGTACCCTTAGTTTTAATTTACCATCCATTGGTACACACTGTAAGAGACATTGATTCTGTAATGCGTAGAACTCGTTGGCTTTACTTAATAAAAAGTCTGCCTTCATATCAGAATAAATACTATTAAGAACTTCTTCCTGGTTCTCATCTACGTTTTGAAAGTTTCTCTGAGGGGAAGTTTTGTAACAACTAGCCCGCTCGCTCACGATACGTCTTGCTAAGTTAGTTCCAGACTGTACAGGCATCTCTTTGACTGTTGACTTACTAAACAATGTCTCAAGGTACTCAACAACATACTGCCTTAGTCTGCCATTATACACTTCGGTGGCAATAAAGGATGCGTCTTTTCTATCTCTGTTCTCAGGTGTTTTAATCTCTTCTAGAATCTTTTTACGATTCTCAGGTATTCTTAAATCCATTTAATTACCTCTTTATGCTAAATGCTCTTTGCTTAATACTAACCTCTATCGGTGACAGACGCCAACAAAAATAACCTAGGGCATCACTGATGTGGGTTAGTTCTTTATTACTACCATCAAGCTGGCCGTTGTCTTTAAATGTAACCTGCTCCAAATCTCTTATAAGCTTTTTACATTTGGGATCTATTATAACACGGTCTTGTGCGAACAATCGGTTCATATTAGTTACGCGGTCTAAAACGTAGGGATTCCTTGTGGCTAATGTGGTGAAATTTGCCTGTTCAAGTATTCGCTTATCACTTTTGCCACTTGTTTTTCTTGCCGAGTAAGTTGAATCAGCAATGATCGGAAAGTTTTGGTATCCTCTCCTTTTAAGCTCCGCCGCCATCATGTACGTATCACTACCTCCTGTCATATATATCTCATCAAAAATATAAAACTTATTGTCACTAAAAATTCCTATTACGGCACAAAAAGGCGTGACATTAAAATCAAGACCTATGAAGCCGGATTGACCATTCCATTCTACATTGCCAACATTTCTAGTTCTATCGAACTGATAATACGCACTACCGCCCTGTCTACTTATAAATTCACCTTCAAGTTCTTGCTTGATACCTTTCTCATCTAATTGAGCTGCCATATTATCGTAGAAAGAATCTAAGATATGTTTGTTGTCCTTAGTCTTAGCCCTTATTAGCTTATACTTTTTTGGATCATATAACTCGCCTTGAAACAGATTATAGAGAAAATTAAAACCATTAGGACTTGAGGTCATTAAAGTTTTTCCTGATCCTTGTTTGTCTCTAATACGTCCCTGTATTGTGTTATAAGTATCTAGGTCTTTTATATAAGCACTTTCATCACACCATACGGACCCCACATTGATTCCTCTAATTTTTTCAATTGAACCTGGGTCTACTGATAAACAAAAGAATTTCTTGGCATTATTTAAAGTAAGTAACGATTGCTGTTGGTTGTAACTAAAAGGCACACCCCAATCAGTCATACATTTAAATATCTCTGTTAGTACTGATCTTCTAAGCTGTCCATATGAAATGGCCGTAATCAACCCAATAGACTTGTCACCTTCATAAAATCTTTTAAGCTCTTCCAGTAACCACAAAGCACCACAGAAAGTCTTTCCGCTTCCAACACCCCCGAGCATAAGTACATGTGAGTACTTCTTTAATGCCTTCAGGGTTTCATACTGATGAGGCAGAGCTTTAATGTTAATCGCTGTCGTCCTTGCTGATTGTTATGTTTATTGGTTGTGAGTTCTCGCCTTGTGACTGTTCTTTATCTGTCCATTTAAGGATGTTTTTAGTCAGCCATATTAGCGAAGTAGCATTACCCTTCTCAGCTACTCCAGTACCTAGATCTAATAAACTATTTATATAGAACTCTTCACACTTGGATTTAGCTACCTGTTTGGCATCTGCAAACTCGGGGTATTTCTCAACCCACTCGTATATTGTACGTTTACCCACGTTAATAGTTCCAGCAAACGATACAAACGAGTGACCTGTAGACATATGATCAATGAGCTTCTGACAATACTCTGGTTTGTATTTAAGATAATTCGCCAACTGAAATTCCTTTTTTAGTTATGCGTGTAGTGAATACTTTTTACACACTATCAGGTATTACAACTATATTCAATAAAATTACTTACTCTATTTAGTACTTGACACAATGAGTCAGATATGATATTATCTATACATACCAAGGAGCCATCATGAAAAAACAAAACAAAGTAACAGTAAGCGAAATTTGGGCAGCTATCGATGCTGGTAAAAAAGTATACTGGTCTAATGAACTGTATGAAGTACTTGTCGTTGAATCTGATTTAAATGAGTGTTCAGAATTTTCTTATAGGAATGGCAAGGCTTTGAGACCTACTCATATGTCAAACTGGTTTGGATCTCTACTGCGTGGAAAGAGAGATCTAAACAAGTGTTATATTACAGACGAAAAAAGAAATAAAAAATTTGATGAATAATAATAAACTCTAGGGAAACTTGGAGTCCCCCGGGTATCTGGATGGCTCCATTGCCTGGGGGTTTTTACAGCCAACCAGACCAAAGGGAAACGCTTAAATAAACCTCTGGTCTGATCAACCTCTAATTAATAATAACCATACAAAGGATAGGCTTTCATATGATCTTGTATAAAATACAAATTTTTTTATAAATTGTATACAATTAATTTTAATTTATATATGTAAATAAATAATATAAACAAAAAGAAAGGGACAGCGAAAAAACATAAAAAAACACTGCCCCTTGAATGAACCCATTAAGGAAACAAAATGAGTAATGAAATTAAAACACAGTCAGAAAAATTAAACAACCAAGAACTTGATGCAGTTTTATTAAGGATAAACTTCTACGATATGGTTACTAGACTATATGAATTAGAAGAACAATTTAATGATTTAGTTTTAGATTTTCAAAAAGTCCTAGATCTCATGAAGAAAGAGAAGGCCAAGTTATGACGCCTTGGCCTAATCCTGTTATCGCTGAACGAGCTTCTCATGGAAGATATATAGGAAGTCTACTATCTATGAGATTCTCGTGCAAGCAATAATTTACATCGTAACCCTGTTCTTTCGTCTACTTTTATTATGAACTCTAACCAACTCTTCTCTAAACGTTGCGGATGACCAGCCACTAATAGGAATAAAACCTTTAGCCCTTAAATTACTTAAATATTTTGCTATGTCACCCTGTGGAAACTTAGTTAATAAATTAAAAACGACTCTTGCATGACCTAATTTAAAGTACCCAAACGTATTTATAAAACAACGTAAAGCATTTAATCGACTTTCAAAGTTTGCAATACGGTGTTGTCTTTTTTGCATCAACTTTAAAACAGTAACATCCTTTGTATAGTTTGTTATAAAGTAATGGCAAAGATTACCAGGGGTAATAAAAGGATATTCCTTTACAACCGTACTAATCATTTTACAGTACTTATCGTTGTCCTTAAGCAACATCTCATAAACATCGCCTGCATTATGCTTTTTGCCAGCCTGGTTTACCTCAGTAATTGATTCCCAATGGTTTTCGCTATCA